GTCAAGAAACAATTAATGCTCCAGCAGGAGCAGTTTTTATTAGAGCTATACAAGTTTACGATTCTACTTCTGCCACTACAGGAGCGAATGTATTTTTAGAGAAAAAAGACATTTCATATTTACAAGAGTATATATCTTCAACAGAATCAGCTAAAAGAGGACAACCTAAATACTATGCTATGTTTGGTGGTGCAACGGGAGAGTCTGACACAACATCTGGAAGAATGATGTTTGCTCCAGTTCCTGATACAACGTATAAATTTAGAGTACATTATAACGCTGCACCTGCTCTTTTAGAGAATGACGATACTAATTATATTAGTCTTAACTTTCCAAATGGACTATTATATTGCTGTCTATCAGAGGCATATTCATTTTTAAAAGGTCCAATAGATATGTTGACACTTTACGAAAATAAATATAAACAAGAGGTACAGAAGTTTGCTAATGAGCAAGTTGGTAGAAGACGAAGA